CTAATGTGGCGCAAACTCCATCACAAGAAATTGCAGCAATGCCTTCAATGCCTAAACCAGGACAGCCTGGTAATCCAATTCCAGGTGCTCCTCCAGGATTAAGTGTAGTCGGCGCAACACCAGCTACAGGAGCCAATAAAGATACAACTATTCCAAGCGGTGCTCCGAGCGGTGCCGGTACAGCTCCTACTCTAACTCCAAAGAATGTACCGCAATCAACTCCTGCAACTCCAGAACAAGATAAAACTAAGAGCGGTATTACAGTTTCCAACTGGGAAGAAAGTGTTAACGAAAGTGACGCAGAATTACACCGCTGGTTGAAAATAGCTAGAGGTTAAAATGCCACGCAACATAACCATTATGTTTAGTGATGGAACTGGACACAGGTATGAAAAAATACCTGATTCAGTTACACCCGATATGATCGAAGCTCGTGTCAATAAAGATTTTCCAGGTAAACGAATTACAAATATCGACGGCGGTAAAGGACCTTCTCCAAAATCTAATATTACTGCAAATCCCGAAAATTATAAAAATGCAGATTGGGAAATAAGTTGCAAGACTGATCCTATAACAGATAAAAAAGATTGTGTTATTTGGATGATAACAAATCATCGAGTACAGTGCAATCCAGAACCCGGAGGAGGAGGATCATTGTTTGCTGGAGCACCGGCAAGGCAAACTCCTGCATTTATATATACTAGAGTTGATAACGATCCAGTATCAAGTAGACTACCTACTAAGATGGAAGAACAAATAGCTGCTGCTGAAATTCCACTTAGTAGTCTACAAGGAAAAAGTCGATTAAGGGTAAGGTTATTTTCAGTGTTGCATGATAATTACGATTTTGATATAAATCTATCAACATTGCAAGATGCAATTCAACAAGCATTAAAAATCAAATAAATGGCAGATTAATTTCTGCCATTTCCACCTCTAAAGGTTGCAAAAACAAAATAAGTAAAGTATAATAGGCAAATAGTTAAGGAGATAGTATGTCAGGTCGTAGTTATGGTCCAGAAGAAAAGGCAAAATTAGAGCGTTTGATTGCTGAAGGTTCAACAGTCTTACGCGAAGTGGAAGATTTACAAGTAGGCTTAAAAGAAACAGTCAAGGCTGTAGCAGAAGAATTACAAATTAAACCCAGTATTATCAATCGTGCAATCAAAATTGCACACAAAGGTGACTGGACAGCCCATAATGAAGATTGGGAAGAGATTGAAGCAATTTTGGATATCACTAAGCGTATCTAATAAATATTGCCAAGTAAGGTTCGCTGGCCATAAACAGCACTAGGGTATTTGTCAGCCTAAAAATGACATTGGAGAGTATTATATGAATAAATTATCACCTGGTCCACATTGTGACCAAATTGTATACCTTGCGAATATCTTGTTCTCGCAACATAGTATTTTTATACAATTCGCCAAAAGTTTTGCCAGTCTTTATGTTAATCTGATTAGCAGGGTAAATCTCTGGATTGCCGTGCCAGAAAGAACCGTAACATTCGTACACTGTGTTTGTATTAGGATCAAATCCATCAACTACTACAGTGCGAGTATCTAATATGACTGTATGTTGCCTCAATGGAACTCTTAAAGAATCTAGCCAAGCTGTTTCAACTTTACTTATATTTCCTGGTTTAAGATTTTCTAATCTGGTTTCATACCAGCAAGCTGGACAGCCGCCTTTTCCAATTAAATGCGTTTCGGCCTTTTTAAGATGGAATAATCCGTGTAGATTGCAAGATATAGAAATAGAATGTTTCATTCCAGTATATTCTGTTATAAAAGAATACTTGTTGCCGTACCGGTTGACACTTTTTTCAACAAAATTTTTATGGGTATAAGCAAAATTATGAGAACATTTAGGACATCCTTGTTTTTGATTTATATGATCGCACGGTCGTTGTTCAAAAACTCCGTGAATAGAACACTTAATTTTAATTTTAGTATAAGAATTTTTATACTCAACTTCAGAATAATCATAGGCAAAATTATGAATTTTGCCAGCTTTTTCAATATAAGAACTAGTAGTGTAGTGTATTCCGGTGTTTGGTTTCATTTTATTCTCTGTACAAAGTATCAACATAAGTATTTATATAAAGGAGTGCTTTAATATGTCATACGTGGATGCCTGGTTTGATAGAGAGAATGATATCATCAAAGTGGTCGAACGCAACAAGAAAGGTGAGCGCGAGTTTCGCGATATACCTGTTAAACACACATTCTATGTAAAAGCCCCAAGAGGCAAATTCCAATCAATTTACGGAGATGCACTTACTCGCATTGTCTGTAAGAACACAAAAGAACTCAGAAAAGAACAAGCCATTAATAGTGGTAAAGAACTTTACGAGTCTGATATTAATCCAATCTTTGTAACACTAAGTGAACACTACTTAAATCAAGATGCTCCTAAACTAAATGTAGCATTTTTCGATATTGAAGTAGACTTCGATCCAGAACGTGGTTATGCATCACCTGATGATGCATTTATGCCAATTACTGCGATTGCTGTCTACCTACAATGGATGGAAACAATGATCTGTTTAGCTATTCCACCTAAAAAACTTAAGATGGAAGATGCTAAAGAGATGGTTAAAGACTTTCCTAATACATATTTGTTTGACAATGAAGCAGACTTGTTAAGTATGTTTTTAGATTTAATACAAGATGCAGATGTAGTTAGTGGATGGAATAGCGAAGGCTTTGACGTACCCTACACAACTAATCGAGTAATTAAAACATTAAGCAAGGAAGATACACGTAGGTTTTGTTTATTTGATCAATTACCAAAGAAACGTGAATACGAAAAATATGGCAAGACTGCAACAACTTATGATTATATCGGTCGTGTACATCTAGACTATCTTGAACTATATCGTAAGTATACATATGAAGAACGCCATAGCTATAGGCTCGATGCTATTGCAGAATATGAATTAGGTAAACATAAAACACAATACGAAGGTACTCTAGATCAATTATACAATAATGATTTCCGTACATTTGTAGAATATAATATCAACGACTGTAAACTACTAGACGACTTAGATAAAAAACTAAAGTTCATGGATCTTGCCAACACATTGGCTCACGAGAATACTGTATTGTTACAGACTACAATGGGTGCTGTAGCTGTAACGGAACAGGCTATTATTAACGAAGCTCATCGAAGAGGATTTCAAGTTCCGAATCGTATTAAAAAAGATGATCGCGAAGAGAATACTGCGGCCGCAGGTGCATATGTTGCAGTTCCTAAAGATGGAATTCACGATTGGATCGGGTCATTAGATATTAATTCACTTTATCCTAGTGCAATTCGTGCACTTAATATGGGTCCGGAAACTATTATTGGACAATTACGTCAGACGAAAACAGAAGAATTTCTTGAAATGCAAATGGCAAAAGGTAAAAGTTTTGCTGCATCATGGGAAGGAGTGTTTGGTAGTTTGGAGTATGAAGCCGTTATGAATGGCGAAATTGGTACTGATATCACTATCGACTGGGAAAACGGCGACACAGATGTACTAAGTGCTGCCGAAGTTTACAGACTTATATTTGAAAGCAACCAACCATGGATGCTTAGTGCTAATGGAACTATTTTTACTTATGAAAAAGAAGGTATTATCCCAGGGCTACTAAAACGGTGGTATGCTGAACGTAAAGAGATGCAGGCCAAACTTAAAGATGCTATTAAGGCAGGAAATAAAGTTGAAGAAGAATACTGGGATAAACGACAACTAGTTAAAAAGATTAATCTTAATAGTTTATACGGTGCTATTCTTAACAGTGGATGTAGATTTTTTGATAAGCGCATTGGTCAATCTACTACACTAACTGGTCGACAAATTGTGCGACATATGGCCGGTAAAGTGAATGAAATTATTACCGGCGAATACGATTATAGAGGAAAGGCAATTATATATGGTGACACTGATAGTTGTTATTTTAGTGCTTTTCGCACTTTACAGAAGGACATCGAAGCAGGAAGAATCCCCTGGACAAAAGAAACAGTAATACAACTGTATGACACAATCGGTGAAGAAGTTAATACTACATTCCCTCAGTTTATGTTAGATACTTTTCATTGTCCAAAGACTCGCGGTGAAGTTATTCGTGCAGGCCGCGAAATTGTCGGCAGTAAATCATTGTTTATTACTAAGAAGCGTTATGCTGTATTGTATTATGATAAAGAAGGTAAACGTGCAGACGTAGATGGCAAACCAGGCAAGATTAAAGCTATGGGGTTAGACCTTAAGCGTAGTGACACACCAGAGTTTATTCAGAACTTTTTAAGTGATGTATTAGAAATGGTGCTCATGGGTAAACCTGAAGAAGAAGTATTGGATCATATTACACAATTCCGTACTCAATTTAAGGGAAGGCCTGGGTGGGAGAAAGGCAGTCCTAAACGTGCCAATAATATTACAGATTATCAAGAAAAAGAACGTAAAGCAGGTAAGGCAAATATGCCCGGCCATGTTCGCGCTAGTATTAATTGGAATACATTAAAGCGTATGTTTAATGACAAATATTCTATGAGTATTACAGATGGTGCAAAAGTTATCGTTTGTAAGCTCAAACCCAATGCAATGGGTTTCACAAGTGTAGCTTATCCAGTGGATGAACTTCGTCTCCCGCAATGGTTCAAAGATTTACCGTTTGATCATGCCGAAATGGAAGCTACCATTATCGACAATAAGTTAGACAACTTAATTGGTGTGCTGAATTGGGACGTAGCTAGCACAGAAGAAAAAAATACATTTAATAGTTTATTCGAGTTTTAATATGAAAGAAATAGTAATTGCAGGATATGGTTTTGTCGGTAAGGCGGTTGCTAATGCAATCAAAAATAAAACTGTACTACATATAGTTGATCCAAAAATTAATGATAATGTAGTATCTGATTTCAAATACGCAGATGGTGTTATTATATGTGTAGGAACTCCTATGACGTCGACAGGCGATTGCGATGTTCAACAGATATATCAAGTTATGGATACAGTACCAGCAAATATTCCTGTACTAATAAAATGTACTGTTAGACCAGACTACCTAAATAGATTATTAGTAAATTATCCTAACCATAAAATTTGTTATAGTCCAGAGTTTTTACGTGCGGTTAGCGCCGATGAGGATTTTGCTAATCAAGAATACATTGTGCTAGGAGGAGAAGATCCAGATGGTATGTGGGAAGATTTATTTAGAACTAGTCTAAAAAACCTAAATAAAGTACTACATTGCACATTAACAGAAGCAAGTATGTTAAAATATACAACCAACTGTTTTTTAAGTGTAAAGGTTACGTTCTTTAACCAATTATACGATATGTGTAAAATAAATGGAGCTGATTATAATACTGTAATTGATATGCTAAAATTAGACGAACGTATCGGTAACAGTCATATGCAGGTCCCAGGACCCGACGGTAGTAGAGGGTTTGGCGGAGCATGTTTCCCTAAAGATACAAACGCATTTGTTCATTATAGTGATAGTTTAGATATATCACATACGTTAGTAGAATCGGCAATAAAATATAACAAGAAGATTAGAAAAAACATTGACATAGTCACAAAAAAACCTATATAATAAAACATGGAGAATATTATGAAAGACTTTTTACAAGATTTAGTAGCACATACACATACATTGGGATTTTTGCCCTTAATTAAAATTAGTGCAACAGATAAAGAAACAGCTATTGAAAGCATGGCTGAAGATCGTAGCGTTATCCTTAATGCTAAAACTAAAGATCCAGTTGAAGATTTAGACGGTGTGTTTGGTATGCCTAATCTAAATAAATTAGATACACACTTGAAATGCCCTGAGTATAAAGAAAATTTCACTATCAATGTAGTAAAACAAGAACGTAACGGAGAAGAAATCCCAACAGGACTGCATTTTGTTAACGGTTCAGGTGATTTCGAAAACGACTATCGTTTTATGAGCACAGAAGTTATTAATGATATGTTGAAGTCTGTTAAATTCAAAGGTGCAAAATGGGATATCGAATTTACACCAAGCATGGCTAGTATTCAACGTTTGAAATTTCAAGCAGCTGCACATACAGAAGAAAATAACTTTCAAGTTAGTACCGACAATGGTAATTTAGTTGTTAGCTTCGGCGATGCAAGTACTCATGCTGGTAGTTTTGTATTTCAAGCAGGAGTAACTGGTAAATTGAGACAAACATGGAGTTGGCCAGTTGCGGCTGTTCAAAGTATTTTGAATTTAACAGGCGATAAAACAATGCGTATTGCCGATGCAGGTGCATTGAATATCACAGTCGACAGCGGTCTTGCTGTCTATGACTACATCCTACCAGCACAATCTAAATAAGGAAACTATTATGACAACAGAACAAATTGTTTGGGCAACCAGTGTATGGGCGTTAATGATTATAGCATTATATACACACATCGAATGGGGTAAAATAAAAGAATGTTATGCAATGTGGTTTACAAAAGACTACTGGACAGATTATAATATTATTGAATTTTTATCCTGGACTGCTAAAGCTATCATTATTATTCCGGGATTAATTTTTCATATTGATATTTGGCAATTTTATTATCTAACATTAGTAACTAGTGCTTCTTTAATATGGGCTAGTCGTAAAAAGTTTTTACCTACATTAGTAGGGTTTAATACAATGTGGTTATGGTTAAGTTGTATGGTGTTAGCCCAACATTTATTATGATTAAAAAGTTCTTTACTCATTGGATATGGCCTTGGATGTGGTTCGGAGGAGAATTCGAAATCGTCATCGAAGGTCGCATGGCCCATGAATACACTGACGAAGAAGAAAGAAAAGAGATTAAACGCAGGTATGACGAATGGTTTAGTAAACCGATTACTCCATTAGTTAATCCAGAAAGGTTCGATCCTCTAAATCCTCCAAGAGGTTGGGCATTTGACCCATACTATTTTATATGGGTACGCAGATAAATGAATAGAAATTTAACAGCAGCACAATTAGATTATGCATACTTTTTACCAGCAACGTCTGGTTTTTATAGTACGTATATAGGAAAACAACGTTTTAGCAATTATGTAGATCCTGCACGTATTCCTGCCAGTCTCGGCCCTATGGGTATCGAGGCTATGAATTACTTAGATCCTAATGCGGCATTTTATTATGATCATTGTTTATATAGTGCAGGTCATGCTAATTTAGATCTTAATAAACCGGATGAAGGCGAAGATATGTTTCGTAATAGAAACAGAGCAACATCCTGGGTATTAGGTGATTCAGGCGGATTCCAAATTGGTAAAGGTAAATGGGAGGGTGATTGGAAAGATCCCAATTGTCCTAAAGCTCAGAAAAAACGTGAACAAGTTCTAAAGTGGATGGATGCACTTATGGACTACGGCATGGGCTTAGATGTTCCTGCGTGGGTTGCTCGTAGCCCGGCAGGTGCGAAAGCTACTGGCATTAGTACATATGCAGAAGCAGTCCAAGCTACATTTATTAATAACGATTATTTCATGAACAATCGTAATGGTAATTGTAAATTCTTAAATGTGTTGCAAGGCGAGAATCATAAAGATGCCGAAGGCTGGTATCAGCATATGAAAAAATATTGTGATCCAAAGCAATATCCAGGCCGTCATTTTAACGGGTGGGGTATGGGTGGACAGAATATGTGTGACGTACACTTAACACTAAAAAGATTAGTAGCATTACGATTCGACGGTCTTCTTGAAAAAGGAGAACAAGATTGGATGCACTTCTTGGGCACCTCTAAATTAGAGTGGGCATTACTTTTAACTGACATACAACGTGCTGTAAGGAAATATCACAATGACCAATTTACCATATCTTTTGACTGCGCCAGCCCGTTTTTGGCAACAGCAA